GTTTTTGAATTGACTCGCGCAAATGCTGGCGCAGCCAGTTGACACCGCCCAGGCGCTTCCACTCAGCAAAGTGCGCCGGGATCAGCCTGGCGCTGACCGTGACGGCCACGCTGGTCATCTCACTCTTGGGTCTGGGCATCTTTATCTCCAGGCCGCAAGGGCCGTTGCAAGGTCTTTGGTGGAGACGATAAGCTGATCCAGGCGCATGGACTCATCACGCACGACAAAGAGTCCAGGGCCGCGCTTGGTGCGTCCCCAGGCATCTTTGCGGTTGACGTTAGAGAGTTGGTTCTTGCGCACTGCGTTGTAGACCTGGTGAGAAGTGAACCCCTCATCGAGGCACTCGCGCATGGTCCGGGGAACCCGGCAGAAGTCAATGATCATCATCTTCAAGCTCCTCATCTTCATCAGTTGGGGGTTGGTCATCAGGGTGAATGGGCCGGGTCAAGATCTGCTGCCAGCGCCATTCGGATTCGTCTATGTCTGAGTACATGGTGGGCCTTAAAGATGGGGCCGTGGCCCCGGTTGGTTTAACCTGCTTGCTGTTCAGCAAAATGACGCTGGGCCTCAGTACCCTGGCTGACGTAAGCATCAGAACCATAAGCGGGATCAACTTCAAACCAGCAGGCTGCTGTTAAAGGCTTACCAGCGGCCAGGGTGGCATTGACCTTGGCGGCCAGATCTTCAACGATTGCCCGAACTTCATTGCGCACACTGACAAACCCGGTCTCGCCGGTTTCTTCACACTGAATCACCTCAACATCACCGAAAGACTTCTCATGGCGAAAACGGCGGCCAGCAGCGTTTTCGATCAAAACATAATACTTCTCAGCAATGTGAGGATGACCATCGCAGGAAATGCCTGCTTGATACAGATCCGAGGCCACATATGCTTTGTAGGTTGCTTTCATTTCGTTTCTCCTGGTTGCGTTGTTGATGAGTGAATCATACATCGTTTGACCATCTTGTCAAATCCCCTACAAGTCACTCAACTATAAACCCCATACAATGACCCTGGCGGGTTCATCCTCCCGCTGATTGCCCGGGAACTCCAGCCCGGCGCAGTTGCCACTTGGGGGGCTGGGCATCACTGTCTAGTCCCCATTTTTTCATGGTCTTGCACAAGTTGTCAATTTGGGGTTAACATGCAAGACATGAAAACAACCAACAACCCCATCAAAGATGTTATGTCCAAGGCCAGTGCCGCAGGCTACTCCATGGCCGATGTCTGCCGAGTCGCAGAGATCGATCAAAGCCAAGCCAGCAGGTGGCTCAGTGGCCGCACCAAGCCCTTGTATGCCTCTGTGGTGCGCCTCAATCAGGTCGTGGATGCCATGGTAGCGGCCAGGCTGCAAGTGCTCAACAAGGCCATGGACGAGGCCAACCAATGAGGCACATTGGCATCGACCCAGGTCTGTCTGGCGCCATCGCGGTGATCACAGATGACACACTCCAGATCCATGACATGCCGGTGATGACCGTGGATCGTAATGGCAAGGCCAAGCGGCAGGTGTCAGCGAATGAGCTGGCCGAGCTGCTGAACCTGTACGCAGGGAAAGACTGCCACGTTTACTGCGAGCGCGTGGGTGCTGTCAGTGGGCAGGGGGTAACCAGCGTTTTTAGCTTTGGCCGTTCATTCGGCATGATCGAGGGGATCTTGGCAGCGCTCAAGATGCCAGTGACCTTTGTGGCCCCTGCCACCTGGACCCGTGCCATTGGCCGCAGCCCTGGCAAAGATGCCAGCCGCGCCAGGGCCATGGAGCTTTTCCCGAATTACGAATACTTCTTCAAGCGCGTCAAGGACGATGGCCGTGCTGACGCTGCACTGATTGCACATTGGGGGCGTAAGCATGGATGACGCAGAACGCAAAGCAATGCGTGACCAGATTGTCTGGCTCACTCAGGAACTCGAGAAGGCCAGACGCGCCAACCAGGACAAGACGCTGCTCATGGGTCGAATGCTCAACCCCGAGGATCTGGGGCACGCAGTCAGCAATGAGGTCAGGGCACTCATTTACACAACGATCATCAACGAACAGGATGCAGAAAGAGAATCATGGAACAAAAAATAATACTCAGACCAAGTGCAGCGTCACGCTGGATCGCCTGCCCGGCCAGCGTCAAGTTGTCTGTCGGCATTCCAGAGCAACCCTCTGGCGAGGCCGCGCAGATCGGGACGGCCATCCATGCCCTGGCTGAGTTGTGCTTCAAGGCTGGCTCCAACCCGGCAGACTATGTCGGCAAGGCCGTTGAAGGCATCACTATGACGCAGACAAATGCCGAATATGCCCAGCTCCACCTTGATGAGATCAAGCGGGTCCATGATGAGCTTGGGCACGTCAGAGTCGAGCAGTACGTCACCATTGTGGACACTGATGAGGTCAAGTTGGGTGGGACTGCTGACGTTGTCGGCCTGGGGTCTGGCAAGCTCATTGTGTCGGACTTAAAGACCGGCAAGGGCTGGGTGGATGCTGACTCTGCCCAGCTCAAGATCTACGCCTTGGGCGCCATCAGGTCAGCCGCAAAGAACGGTATCCCACCGCCTGGGCAGATTGAGCTGCGCATTGTGCAGCCGCACCATGGTGATGTGCGCAGTCACTCGATGACGTATAAAGAACTCTGGGACTGGTATCAAAACACCTTGCGCCCGGCCATTGTCCAGGCCACTGTGGATGACGCACAACCAAACCCCAGTGACTCTGCCTGTCAGTACTGCCCGGCCAAGATCGTGTGCCCTGCCCAACGCAAAGGGTTTGAGGTGCTCGCGGCCAAGCCAGACCTCAGAACCCTGGACAAGGAACAGATCCAGGCCGTCATGCTGACCCTATCAGTTGAGCAGATTGCGGACCTCTTGGAGCGTGCGCCAGTGGTGGAGAAATTCATTGACGCTGTGCGTGACCATGCTGTGCAACGAATCAGGAATGGTGAGTCAATTCATGGCTGGCAGATGGTCCCAAAGCGTGCAACACGCAAATGGACCAACGAGGATGCCGCCTTGCAAGCGCTCACTGACGCTGGCATTGACAAGTCCAAACTGGTCTTAACAGAGATGGTGACGCCTGCGGTGGCCGAGAAGCTGCTGGGCAAGGACAAGAAGGCCATGGTCGATGAGCTGACCACAAAAGAATCATCGGGTTTGACTCTAGGCCGTGCCGTTGAGATTGCCCAATAATCCCATTCCCCCAACCGTGACGAAAGTCACACAACTCTGAAAGCGAGAACGCAAAATGCTAAATCTGTCCTCTGGTGGTGGCTCCGGCAACTACATTCGTTTTTCCCCCCAGGCCAATGCCTGGACCAATCAAGATGGAGAGATCCAACTTGGCAAAGTGGTCTTTGACATTGACAACGTCACAACAGGCTGGCTCGAGCTGGGCGTTGGTGTGCGTGACTGGCAGCCTGATGCCTCCTTGGGCAAGAAGGGTCCGCAGCCTACTGCAAACCACAAGCGCGGGTTCTCCATCGTGTTTTATTCCAAGGCACTGGGAACTGTCGAGTGGTCCAGCAATGGCGTTGGCCCCAACATGGGACTCGAGGCTTTGTACAAGCAGTGCTCTGAGCAGCGTGCTGCAAACCCTGACAAGCTGCCAGTGGTCGAGTACACCGGCAGCCGCATGGAGAAGATCGGCAAAGGCACAACCCGAATTCCGAATTTCACCTTGACAGGTTGGATCGCCCGGCCAGCAGGCATGGACGCGCAGACGCCGCCCATTGACGAGTTTGATCCTTTCCCTGCGCCAGTACCGGCACCAGCAGCTCCAGCGGCCAAACAACACGCTGCGCCCATTCCCGTTCACTCTGACGAGGACTTGTTCTAAGACGTAACGAATTAAGGGCCGGGGCTTTGTCCCCGGCTTTTTTTTCCCTCATGGAATCAAAAGAAGAATTCTGGCAACTGCTGGTGCTCATGTTGGCCCGGCGGGTGTACGAATTGGAAGCACGGCTCAAGAAATTGGAGAATAAATGCAAGCCGAACAAATAGCAAAGGCGCTTGGCAACGCAAAGAGAGTTGGCAAAGGATGGTTGGCAAGTTGCCCACTGCCAACGCATGGACAAGGGCACGGAGACAAGAACCCTAGCCTGTCGATCAGTGACGGCGAGGACGGCAAACCGCTGTTTAAGTGCCACTCTGGGTGCGATCAGCATCAGTTGTTTCACGCCATCAGGGACTATGGTCTGCTGCCAGAGATCGAGAAACGCGATCCATTGGCATCGATCAAGCCATTGCCAGCACTCACGCCGCAAGTACTTGAGCACGAATGGGTCTATGTGGACGAGGACGGTGAACCTCTGTTCGTTAAGCAAAGATTCAAGACTCACAGTGCCAAGGGTAAAGACTACAGGCAGGCCAGGATCAACAAGGACGGGTCAAGGTCTTACTCGCTGGGCGATTGCAGGATCGTGCCGTACAGGTTCCCCGAGCTGCTGAACGCAAAGACTGCTGGCCGCGCTATCTATCTGGTGGAAGGCGAAAAGGCAGCCGATGCCCTGGTGGAGATCGGCGCCATCGCCACCAGTGCTCACGCTGGATCTGGCAGTTGGCCGCAAGAGATCACACAGTACTTTGCCGGCGCCACTGTGGTCATGCTGCCAGACAACGATCTGGCGGGTTGGAAGTACGCAAAACTGGTGGCAGCGGCGCTGACACCTGTCGTGAAGTCACTCAGGATCGTGGACCTGCCGGTCATATATCCAACAGATGATGCCTGGGAGTGGGTCCATGTTTACGGTGGAACCCGGCAGCAGCTCGCGGAACTCGCCAAGCAAGCCCAACCCATCACGTCAGCGGATGATGTAACGATGCCGGAAGGATTGGTGGCGCCAACAGAAGTGGTTGCACCTGCAACACCAAACGCAACAAACGCAACCGACCCAGGCAACGTCCACCAAGAAACAGACAAGACGTACAAGCCCTTCAAGATTGAGAGCTGGCAGTCGGTCAAGGATGAACCCGTCAACTGGTTAATCCAAGACGTGATCCCTGAGAGGTCTTTTGTGGCCCTGTATGGGCCGCCAGCGTCATTCAAGTCATTCATCGCCATGGACATTGCCGAGTGCATCGCCAGTGGCAGGCCGTGGCTTGGCAAAGAGATCAACGGCACAGGGCCGGTCTTGTACATCGCCGGTGAGGGTCATGGGGGAATAGGGGCCAGGATCGCCGCGATCAAGCAGCACCACAAGACGCCTGACTCTTCCCAGCTCTTTGTCGTGCGCTCCATGATCAACCTCAGATCCAGCGTGGAAGACTTCACCAACCTGATCCTGGCAATCGATGAGCTGGTGCAGTTGATCGGCGTTCAACTGCGCATGATCGTGATCGATACCCTGGCACGGGCGTTTGGCGGTGGCAATGAGAACTCAAGTGATGACATGGGCGCCTTCATCCAGGCCACGGGAAAGATCCAAAACAGATACAAGTGCAGCTTGATGCTGCTCCACCACGCTGGCAAGGACACGACAAAAGGGCTGCGTGGGCACTCCAGTCTTTTGGGCGCGGTGGACACCCAGATGGAGATCATCAGGTTCCCGCAAACCCGTGAAGGTTTGATCCTGATGTCAAAACAAAAGGACGGCGAGGACGGTCAGAACTACGGGTTTGAGGCCATCGAGGTGGACATTGACAGGTCTGAGCTGGGCCTGGAGAACGGTAGCAGTCTCGCAATTAAGCACCGCGAAACCATCGCAGGGGAGATGGATAAGGCACGCAAAGGTCAGGAAACAAAAGAGCCGCCAGATGTCACTGACAAGGGAATCTTTGCCAGTTATGCGCTGAAAGCTCTGTTCATGGCAATGACAACTAAGTCAAGACGGGTGCCAGCAATCAATGACCAGTTGGTTGTGACCCGTGAAGATTGGAAGGAGGCCGTCAACGAGTTGAGAAGAAGAAATGACCAGGAAGCACTGTCAAAGAGGCAGGGAGATGATGGCGCAAGGACCTTTGGAGAGAAGTTGGTAGCAAGGGGGATTGGTGGAACCTATGACACTAAAGAAGTAATTTTTGTGTGGTTGAATCAGGCCACGATGCTTAAATTACAGGCAGATCCAGGGTTTGGAGGGGGTGAGGAGCATTTCCCTCAAAAAGAGGTGTGAATATGGTGAATATGGGAGTGAATATGGTGAATATGGTGAAAACACGTTGCGCGGAGTTTGGTGAGTGAATATGGGGTGTGTCTATAAGACACCCATATTCACTCACTCACCAACGTGGTCACCGAAGTCGATTTAATTGAAAAGGGAAAAAATGAAACCAGTGCAAAGCAGTCAGGGCAAAAGTCGGATGCCAAGTCGCGGAATCGCGGTGCAGTTTCCAGCAACAGAGTTTGAGCTGGCGATGGGGTCATGGTTGTCAAAGTTGGAAGAAGTGAAGAAGGACTGCGACAAGCGTTGGGGAACTGATCGGTTGCAAAAGTTGGCAGATGCTAACTTTATGGAGAAGTTTCACGCGCAGCAGCAAAGGGTCTGGCAGGCCTGTCAGGACAAGGACCGGGAAAGGTTGGAGAAGTCAGCAGCAGGCATGGTCAGGGCTTACCAGGCGCTCGAGGCCTGGGCAGTCCAGCACGAAGTGCCTGTGCGGCCAGCCGTGGGCGCGGTTGAGCACGTTGGCAAAGATGGGAAGCTGATGGTGGTGGTTGCCACTAAGCAAGATGCAGCCTGGTATCGGGAAAACCGGCCAGACGTTACCGGGCAGCACGTCTGGTCAATGGATGAGATCGAGCTGCTGATTGAGGCTGAGATCAACCAGGCAGTGGTCGAGGCAAAGATCAGGTACGCTAAGTACGACCCGGTGGTGGTCAAGGTGGAGAAGTTGGGGGGTGCAACGGGCTTTGATGATTTTGTCAACGACCTGGACATTTCAGCGCCATCCAAGGCACCTAAAATGTTCGATAGCAAAACAGCGGAGAAATTTAAGCATGGACACAATCAATCGATTTAAGGCACTTTGTGCCAGATGCTGGGGTTGGGTACTCGATCGCGTTAAACGCGCTGGAAAGGGCTGAAAACATGCCTGGAAGACCAAAGATGCGGCGGGATCTTGAGCTGCTTGAGGAATTGCCGGAGGACCTTGTCTTTGCCATGTTCGAGGCTGGCAAGCCGATCTCAGCGATTTGCTATGAGCTTGGGATCGGGCGCAGGGCACTCGAGAAATGGATCGAGGAAAATGACCGCGATGATATGATTGCGCGTGCGCGCGCCAAGGCAGCCGATGAGCTTGCGTGCGAGACGCTGGCGATAGCGGACAGCGCCGATCCCGAGCACGCCGCGCACGCTCGCGTCCGCATCCAGACGCGCCAGTGGCTGGCTGAGAAGTGGAAACCGAGCGTCTACGGGGCCAAACAGGCGCAGGTCCAGATCAACATCGGCTCAATGCGAATGGACGCGCTGCGCCACGCAGAGGTCATCGAGGCCGAGTTATCCACAGGCGAGGGCAAATAAGTGCATAGTTATCCACAGATCAGCAGTGATTGCCTGTGGATAACTGCCATTTCTGTGCATAAGCACTGGTGCAGGCATGGAATAACTTAACATAATGGACAATGTAACGATTAGGCTTTTGGTAACGATCAGCCAATTCAAGCAACCATGCGGCATTGAGCGCAAGCAGTCACTAACCAGCAATCCACAGGCGCGTGTAAGTTGCACACAGGCTGCTGGCCGCGCCGGTGCTGGCTTGCTGGCCGCGCCGACCCCCCCCTTTGCGCTCGCGGCGGGGGGCAGGCTGATGCAGCACCTTAACAAACACCGACCATGACCCACCCCCCTACCCCGGCCTCCATCGCGCCCAGCGTCCCAAAAAAAATAAAAAAAGTTGAGACAACGCTGGATCCCACCCAGAACCCTTTTGTCGAATTCGTAAGACTCTACAAGAACAACCCTGTCAGGTTCGTGCAAGAAGTGCTTGGTGTCACCCCTGACCCTTGGCAAGCAGAATTCCTGATGCACATTGCCAAGGGCAACCGCCGCATCTCTGTCAGGTCCGGCCACGGTGTGGGCAAATCAACCGCTGGCGCATGGGCGATGCTTTGGTATTTGCATTTGCGGTTCCCGGTGAAGATTGTGGTCACGGCCCCCACCTCCAGCCAGTTGTATGACGCGCTCTTTGCGGAACTCAAGCGCTGGATCAAGGCCATGCCGCAACTCTTGCAGGATCAGCTCGAGGTCAAGCAAGACCGCATCGAGGTCAAGGATGCCGCCACCGAAGCGTTCATCTCTGCCAGGACATCACGCGCCGAGCAGCCCGAAGCCCTGCAAGGCGTACACAGCGACAACGTGATGCTGGTAGGGGACGAGGCCAGTGGTATCCCCGAACAGGTATTCGAGGCCGCTGGTGGCTCCATGTCGGGACACAATGCCGTGACCTTGCTGCTGGGCAACCCGGTGCGCAGCTCAGGATTCTTCTATGACACCCACAACCGGCTTGCTGATGACTGGGTGACCATGAAGGTAGCGTGCGCTGACTCACCTCAAGTGAGTCAGGAATACATTGAAGAGATGAAGGCGCGTTACGGTGAAGAGTCGAACGCTTACCGCATCAGGGTCTTGGGTGAATTCCCCAGATCTGACGATGACACGGTGATCCCCATGGAATTGCTGGAGATGGCCTCCAACCGGGACGTTGAGGCCAGCCAACACGCCAGGATGGTCTGGGGCTTGGACGTTGCCCGGTTTGGGTCTGACAAGTCAGCCTTGTGCAAGAGGCAGGGTAACGCCGTCACTGAACCCATCAGGACATGGAAGAACCTCGATCTGATGCAGTTGACAGGTGCCGTTGTCGCTGAGTGGGAGGTCTTGATGCCAAGCTCCAGACCGGCAGAGATCTTGGTTGACTCAATTGGCTTGGGCGCCGGTGTGGTTGACAGGTTGCGTGAGCTGGGTTTGCCTGCTCGCGGGATCAATGTGTCGGAATCCCCCGCCATGGGCCAGACGTACAGAAACCTGAAAGCAGAACTCTGGCACAAGGCCAAGGCATGGCTTGAGGCGCGTGACTGTCGGATGCCCAAGGATGAGGCTTTGATCGCGGAACTGGCGACAGTGCGCTACTCATTCACGTCCAGCGGGAAGATCCAGATTGAGGGCAAAGATGAGATCAGGAAGCGCGGCCTGCCGTCCCCTGACCGGGCTGATGCGTTTTGCTTGACGTTTGCAAGTGACGCTGTTGTCGGGATGTATGGGTCGAGCATGTCTGGGAAGTGGTCGCAGCCTTTGCGCAGGAACCTGCCAAGGGTTGCATAATTGGGGGGAAGTGTGTTGGATGGTTCATGTGGTTGCCGCCTCTGTGGAGTGCTTGCGCCACCGCTGGTAATCCCTCCCCAACAACTCATTTTTTGAAAGGGCAAGCATGAAGATGACCAAAGCGCAAAAGAAAGTTGGCAAGGTGATGGGTGAGTACAAGTCTGGAACCCTGCACTCTGGCAAGGGCGGCAAGGTTGTGAAGAACCCCAAGCAAGCCATTGCAATTGCCATGTCTGAGGCCAAGATGCCTATGCGCGGCTCACGCACTGCCAAGAACATGAAGACCAGGGGGATGAAATGAAGCCCGGTTTGTACTCCAACATCGCGGCCAAGCGTGAGCGCATCGCGGCTGGCTCCAAAGAGAAGATGCGAAAGCCTGGCTCGCCCGGCGCCCCCACGGCCAAGGCTTTCAAGCAGGCAGCCAAGACGGCCAAGAAGAAATGATCAAGCGCGGATCTGAGACATTCTCAGGCTACAACACCCCCAAGCGCACGCCTGGTCACAAGACCAAGAGTCATGCTGTGCTGGCAAAGTCTGGTGACGAGGTCAAGCTCATCAGGTTTGGGCAACAGGGGGCAACTGGTTCCCCTGACGGGTCCAAGAGGAATGAGGCATTCAAGGCCAGGCACGCGCAAAACATTGCCAAGGGCAAGATGTCTGCGGCCTACTGGAGTAACCGCGTTAAGTGGTGAATAATTTAAAGTGGTGAACGACTATGGCAACAAAAGACTATGAACGCGCAGCCGAGCAGATGATGAAGGCCAATGGTGCCAAGTGCCCCACGGCCACTCAAAACATCACGGTGAACCTGAAGAACCGGGGCAAGGCCATCGACTCTGCCGAGTACGGCCCAGAGAACCCGGCACTGCCCAACACTGGTTTTTGGAAGGACAAGGCTGACGAGTGGGAAGTCAGCATCAAGGACGCCAAGACAAGTCGATGCGGTAACTGCTCCGCATTCAATCAAGATGAATCGATGCTCAAGTGCATCGCCCAGGGTATTGGTGACGAGGGTGACCCTTGGGCCATGATCGATGCCGGTGACCTTGGGTACTGCGAGATCTTTGATTTCAAGTGTGCCGCCAGCCGGACGTGTGACGCCTGGGTCGCTGGCAGCGAAGAGGGCGAAGAGGGCGAAGACGAAGACATGGACGAAGACGAGTACAGCGGCAATGACATGGGGTCTGCCGGCATGGGTTCGCTGATCACGATCAATGTCGAGGCCAAGGATTGATCGCCCCGATTGCTGTTGCCACCGTCAAGGGCAAGTGCTTGCAGATGATGATGATGAGCGTGCGCGAGTACGCCAGCCAGGTGCCCATCTATTTGCGCGGCCCTGAGTCAGTCCTTGAATTCTATGATGCCGATCACCAGATATATGGCGATGCATCCACGTTTGGCGAGTGCTACAACGAGGTGATCGACAAGGTCTTTGCTGACGGGTTTGACTCTGTCGTTGTGGCAAATGATGACATAGTGCTCACGCCCACAAGCTACCAAGTACTGATGGATGACGTGGCGCTCTTGAAGAAGGAATGCCCCAAGCTGGGCTGGGTGGCTGCCAGGTGTGATGCGTCCAGGGCCACACAAAACATCAGGTCCAACCCGTTTGGCGAGGAGCTGTACTACTTCAAGCACCCATGGGAGGAGCACATCATGCCCATGGAGTGCCCCAGCCCCATCTTTGCCTGGATCTCACGGGAAGCCTGGGAGACGGCCAAATTCCCACCGCTGAACTGGTACTCAGATGACGTGCATTGCACTGATTTGCTGGCTGCCGGGTTTCAGCACTACCTGTCCCGGTCCTATGTCCACCACGTTGGCAGCCAGA